GGTACGACATTCGATGTGATGTCTTCGCCGCCCAAGCTGCGAGGATGAACGTGATCAAGAGTAAGTTCATGTAATTCATAGGTTTTTCCACAATACACACATGTGCAGCCAAAGTGTTCTTTGATACTGCGCCTCCAAAGGCGCTTAGCTTCAGGAGACGTCATGGTGATTAGGTTGTAAAGGTAATGATCAGGGGTAGGAAGTAAAGGGGTCATGCTTTAGATCGGTTTCGGGCTCGGTTCTTACTGGCCTTTTCAAGGAAAGTGCTGCCATCTTTACGATGAGAGACATCTTTGCCGTCGCCATTGCCATAAGTTCCACGCCGTCTGTTTTCAGCTTTCAGCTTGACACGTCGGTCAACTTCTTTTTTCTTTTTGTTGTACTTACGCTGGTAAGCACGTTTTACCATAAGGGATCTCCGGTTGCCAGCGTAGTGGGCAGAGGATTTACCGGACTGATGAGCCATAAAGACGTTTTTGTACCATTTCAGGGTCAATTTCTGGCATAACGTTTGCCAGTTTAGACAACGGGTTACCATCGTAGGCAACACCGCTGATGTCGTTAGCCTTCAGCCAGTCACATGCTGCCTTCAGGTCTTGTGTAGTAGCCTCACCCGACTTAATACGGGCAAGAAACTCCTTTGTAATGAGGTTGTGCAGTTCGTTAAACTGATCCTCTGTAGCTTTTTTCTTAGCCATTACGAAGCACGATCTGGTCAAGTTTGTTTTCAATACGTACCATGTGATCTTCCATCCGGCTAATCATATCGGCTAACTCAGACTTCTTAACATAATCAGAAGCCACAGTAAGCTCAATACCGTCTAGCCGGCGGTCAAGTGCGCTAATGCGTTCATGTACGCTATTTATTCGGTTGTGCAGCCTGCTGTTCAGTGCTGCTCCGCCCGCTATCGCTGCTATCGACAGGCTTACTAGAGCTTCGATCATCTTTCAGTGATACGATAGGAATAATGTCGTGACATAACACCTCTACACGGCTCCCAGGACGAAAGGTAAAACCAGCTTTCATGATTTCTGTACACTTCATTGCACGAATCATCTCGTAGTTTAACCTCATCTTTTGTTCGTGTCGTTTAGCTATCTGTTTACACAGCTCTATCATACCACCGTCTAGCGGTACCATAAAACTCATTTGCATACCATAGTTGTTAGAACGGACGTATCCGTCAGCTTCGTACGGTATGGTGTCGTTGCCCATGTAA